AACGAACTATGACGCAACTTGATATCAGCTTCTCATCTATTTGACTTATGACTGCTATTATGGTCTCGTTTCATGTGGTTCAAAACCGTTTCAATTGCCTTACCATTATGGTCTCGTTTTGGAGGCAGTTTCTCTATTTTTTTGTGACGAGTCAGTCTCCTGCTAGGGTTACAGTAAGGACCTAACGGTTATTATCGCACATTCACTGCATATTATCGTGTCAAACGAAATAATTCGTATTTCATCGAATGTCGCCAACAAAGTCGGTATAATTTGAAGCTAAAATGCTTACCATTTTGCTTTCAAATTAGTAATATTTTTATGACAAACTTATATATTTTTATTTGTCATCAAAAAAGTAATGTGAAATTTAAAATCTGCGCTCAATGTGTGTCAATATGATGCTTTAGGCATCAATTCGGGGACTATGAGTATTTTAGGAAACATGTTCCATTAGCCTTCGGCGTTTCCTAAAATACTCATACCTTAATAGCATTTATATATTTCTCTCTAATCATATTTTTTATGTTTTGCAAATTCACATTTTTGTTTTCATTTATATCAAAGTTGTCTTTAATTTTTGTGTACTCTTTTTCTTTATTTCTTCTCTCAATATTTTCTTTATATAAATCACTTTCTACATATTCAAAATATCCTCTTGCTAACTGTCTTCTTTTTATTACATCTAATTTTTCTAGTCTGTTAGCTACTGAACCTGGTGAAATTTCTAAAAATTTTCCAATCTCTATTATGTTTTCATTTTCAATTGAATATAAAATTTTTATTTTTTCATCATTCTCATTTGGAATTATTTTAATCTCTTTTTTTGGTTTCAGCTTTTTATTTTTTTCTATATTTGGTTTTTTAATTTCAAGACAACACCAACAAGCTCCTCTTACTTTTTCCCATCCATATTTTTCCATAATTGATAAAGTTTTTATTTTCTCATCATCGCTTGTTTTTTCTTCTTCAACATCAATTACTTTTAATGGTTTATATTTTTTTGTATATATTGCTCCACCCTCCGTAAAATGTTCTTTAATTCGTCTCAGTATATTGCAAGTCCTACCTACATAATATCTGTCATCAACTAATTTTAAAACATAAATATAATTTTTTGTAATATCTAAATTACCAATACTATCATCGAAACAATCTAATATATTTATTTTTTCTTCTATCATTTTTATATTGATTTTTCTTATATCTTTAAACTATATAAAAACTTTCTAAGTTACTATGTAATGATATCAATTCATAAAACTATCGTTTTCTATGGTTATGTTTATTTGGTTAATAATTCTTTAACTGAAATAAATAAATTATATTTAAACAATCTTAATCCACCTAAGTCACTTGTTATACTTAATTATTCTCTTCTTTTTTTTAGCTCGTCATTTCTAATTTATACAGGAAGAGAGATACTTTCTGATATTAATAAAAATTTATAATCATATTACAAATATTCGTTGTAGTAAAATGTTGCATTTTTGATAACAAAGATTACATTTAATTTGTCATCAAAAATTGTGAAATTTAAAATCTGCGCTCAATGTGTGTCATACTGACAACTAGTGTTGTCTGGGGTCTAACTATATTTAGGAAACGCAAAAATACATTTTTGCGTTTCCTAAATATAGTCTAATTAGCATTATAAATTTTATAATAAATAAATATAAATCTAAATAAATTCCTTCCAAAAATCCTTTTTAAATTCTTTGAAAATATTCCAATCTATTCTAAATGACGAAAATATACAACTTTGAATAATTTTATCAAATTTATCACTCTCAATCACCTTACTAATATTAGTTGCTTCTTCTAAATTATCAACTTTTATTGCCATAGCTCCGTGTGTCATTCCATATTTTCCTTCCATATCTATAACTGGTTTGTATATACCACTTTCACCAAATATAACTTTTGATACTCCAAAATGTCCTCTATCATTTACTTTGCTATACATATATCTAATGCCTGCTTTAGGTGTAGAATGAACACATGGATATTTAAATTCTTGTGTTTCTTTTGACGATACTCTATCTTTTTTATCAGCCCCATAAGCAGTTCTATCATACATTATAGGGCATCGTTCTCCATCATTTTTAGCTAATATTTTGTTAATTTCTAAAATATTTGAATTAGGCACCCAAGACAATTCACTTAAATTAATTTCATTTTGTTTTCCATCTTCATCTACAATAATTGTATTTTTGTATTGATTCGTTTTTTCAATTAAATACCAATCATATCTTGTTCCACAATTAAATACTTTTTGTCCGTCTTTTATTCCATGTATTTCTAAATATAACATTTGGTTTTGTTTTGTCATCAAGTCAAACATTTTTGTAAATTTTCCTCTTTCCGTATTTGGTTTTCTCCAACCTGGAGGATGAACGAATAATAAATAACCATTTGGCATTAACCATTCATTAAGAGATTTTTTTGTAAAATCTTGCCAAATTGTATTTCCTGTAGATGTATCACCACTTGAATTGTATGGAGGGTTTCCACCAATTTTATTAAAACCAATAATATTCCATTTATCTTTAATATTTAATTCAAGTGTATTTCCTATATAGTTATTAAAATCATAATCAATCTCATCTAAACCACAATAGCTTTGCACATGACATTTCATTATTTCTGTAGTGATGAAAACATTTAATGCAGTTAAATCAGCATAGTAAATACACTCAGTCATAATAATATGACATCTTTCAATTTCATCAGGATACATTTCTTCAAGACCTTTAAAAAATCTATCAAATATACCTAACACAAAATTTCCTTTACCACAGCAAGGTTCAAATACTTTTTGAGGAGTTTTCCAAAACTCTAGTGGTACTAAGTTTAGCATTTCATCAACCAATTTAACAGGGGTTGGAACTTCTGCATTTTGTTTTTTTTCATCATTCGTAGGTATAAAATGTTTTTCAATTAGCTCACGTAACTTATGAGCTGGTGCTATGTTATAAATCTCTCGTATATTATCAATAATTTCGGTATTGTTATCAATAATTTTGTTCATTATATTATTTATTATAATACTATAGTTTTCCTTATTCAACTCAATTTTTTTATCTTTTAATAATGAAATTATTAATCTTCCAGTTTTTATATTTGTAAAAATTTCCTTAAAATCAAATATTTTATATGACTTTGAAATAAGAGCTAATAATGGAAATAAGAAACCTTTACACATTTCATATGTTTGATTAATTAAACTATCTATTTTTGTAATTTCTATATCGCTTAAATTATCTGGGGTTTTGTCATTATATTCATCACTCATATCAGGTGAGTTTATTTGAGTTTTTGTTTTATCGCCTTTTGGACAATCTTGTTGGTCGCCTTCTAAATCATCATTAAATGGTTTTTTTAGTTTTTTCTGAAAATCTATTTTTATAAAATCCTTCATATCATCATCACAAACTACACTGTTAAGTAAACTGTCAACTAATGGTAAAATGCTATTATTCATTATATTTTCTGCTTCTTTTTTATAATATGATATTATTTCAACTGTATTTAATTTACCATTATTAATTTCTTGAGGATTAAATAAGAATATATTATGTTCAAATAAATAATATAATATTTCTGCATTTGATTTTGTTGTTTTTACATTTTTTCTATGCTTTTGTATTGTGTCAATTAAATATAAATATGTCCTTTGTATATTCATATCTACATTAATTCCTATTGTTTTTCCGTTTGCTTCTGTTAAAGCTCTTGACATTCTTTGTCTAATATTGTCTAAATTTTGACCATCATCTAGATGAATAGTAACATCACAATCATCATAAGTTATTCCAACACTCCCTTTATTTCCTAGTAATAAAATACAACCTCTTTTATCTTGTTTTTTTGTTTTATTCATTATTGATTTTATGTATTCGTTATATTCTTCTTTGATAATACCTGTGTCTTCAATTGAATTTGAATATTCTACATTGTATTTAGACCATAATTTGTTTTGTTTTATAAATTTTTCTAATCCTTTTTGCAATGATGATATTGTATTATTTCCTGTATGAGTTGGAAGATAAATAATAAACAATAGAGGATTTTCTTTAGTTGAAATTCTAGAACCTTTGCTTGATTGTAAGGACTCAATTTGTTTCATAATTGTTTTTCTATTTAAATTCTCAGAAATTATATTGTCGAGGTAATCTATAAACAGGTCTTTTCCATCTGCATTTTTACATATTTCAAATTCATCTGTATATTCTACTTCATTTTTACTATTTATAATTTGTTTCTGTGAGAATAAAGAACTAGCACAATATCCATAGTTTGTTCCATTTGTTGTATTATAATTATTTATTTTGGCAATTAATCCTTCTGGTAATGAATGTTTCATTAAAACTTGCGTTGGATGTCTTGAATAGTCTTTATTTAGAGTTTCGTCATTAAAACAATTAATAAATTCAGGTCCATGTCGTTTTGTCATATAATTGATGATATAATTTCTTTCTTCTTCTGATATATTAGGCTTTGAAAGCTCTTTCATGTATGCTTCATCCTCTATCTCCCATTCTTCAACATAATCAGAATGTATTCCATAATATTTTATTGTTTTATCTGATGTTCCTGAAGCAAATATATTTAACTTTACATTTTTGCGAATTTCTTCAATATCAGGATTAACATCTAAAATATCTTTTTTTGTTTTATCTGTTGAACCACCTAAATGACATTCGTCTGTAATTATTACCTCAAATCCAATTTTTTTTAGTTGTTCTTTCTTTTGAATCTTATTTGTTTTTAAGTATTCAGTGCTACAAAATGTTATTCCAACAAAATCATTATTAACACTTTCAAATTCATTTTGATTTCTATAGACTATATTTTTAAATTCAATATATTTTTCTAAATCATTTACAAAACTATTTATAGTTGCAGGTACAGAAGTCATAATGAGAATCTTTTTATAGCCATTTTTGAATAATAATTTTGATATCGATAGAATAGTAATACTTTTACCACTTCTTGGCTTATGAGCAATGCACCACATTTTTTTTTTATTTTTTAAGATACTATTTTCAAAATTTATATTTGTTAATTTTTGATGTATTTTTAAGATAAGTGTTTCTCTTGGTGAACATAAATAGTCTTTATTTATAATATTTTCAATAAAATCATCTATATCAAGGGTTATATCATGAAATTTCATACGAAATATATCCATTGCTTTTATAATATCCTTTTCATCAAACAATAAATTATCTTCAATAATTTTATCAAATATTTTCTTATGTATGTCCTCTTTTTTACTTCCGCTTATTTTTTTTTTATCCTTTACAAATAAACCAATTTTATAATTATCTGTATTTTGCTTTAATTGACTATCTAAATCATTAATATCTGTACCTTTTTTGCTTACCTTCTTCTTGTACTTTACTGAAAATGCAATAGTAGTTTCATTATGGCTAAGTGTGATATCTGATACATTATCACCTTGATGAATTTTATTTGATAATATAGATTTTGAATTTGTTACTTTTTTTAAACCTGATAAATCACCTGATAAAATATGTGTAAAATTCAAGCTAGGTATACATTTTAACATAGTTAAAATTTCACATTCTGTTTCAAATATATCGCCTTTTCTCGAATCTGATGGTGAAGAATAATTATCTGTGATTATTAGATTATGTAATTCTTCTCCTTTTAAATTTTTATTTAATAATATATTTTCAAGAATATTTTTACGGATATCTTGTTTAACAAATATCACTTCTTTATCTTCAAATTCACACTCATCATCACTTTCTATTATAAGTAGCTTCTTTGCTTTTTTAGAAGCCTTTGAAGCTTCAATGCTAGATTGATTGTAATTAATTATTTCGGTATTTCCGTTCATTTTTTGCTTTGATATTCTTATACTTTTTATATTTATAAATAAAAGTAATCAATTTTTTTTATTTTTGATAACAAAGTTTACATTAAATTTGTCATCAAATGTTGTAAATTTTTATAATTCTAAGTTTCTTTATCAATTGTAGTAACAGTTGTTATCTTCTTAATTATTTTGTCTTCCTTCTCATCATCATTGTCGCCTGAACCTCCCATTGATTCAACTATTATCTTGTTATATTGGTCTGAATATTTTGATGAAGCTCTGTTACAATCTGGATGAGCTTCTTTAAATTGAGGAAGAAGTCTTTGATTCTTTGATGCAACTTTTTTTATTACCTTTCTCAGCTTTTTCTTTTCATCATCCTCTTTTTCCCATTTGTCTTCATCTTTTATATAAAGAATTTCTCTCTTCTTGTCTGTACAATGAATTGGTCTTTGGGTTATATCTAGAGCTTTTAAGTTTGTTGTGATTATATTTGATATTCCTTCTACGTAACCTAATTGTCCAACCTTTTCCAAATCTGATAATTGGAGTTTAATTGAATCTACAAAGTCCATTATATTCATTGCATCTTTACACGTTTCATTTAAAAAGAATTGTAAGTTAAATGTTTTATTATGTGAATTAGTATTATGTGAATTATTTGTATTGTGTGTTCCGTTTTTTATTATTTCTAACATTTCGCTGTTTTGTTCAATTAATTTTTTATGTTCTCCAATAAGAAGAGCAATTAATTCTTTATCAGAAGGTTCATTATTTGTTTCTTGACATTTCTTTTTATGTCTACAATAGCTCGATTGATGATTAAACTTTATGTTACATTTTTCACAAGAATATTCCTTATTAGCTAGCATTAGCCCAAAATTAGCTTTTGTATGTTTTGCTGTTAATAAATGTTGTGTCCAACTAGACTTCTTTGAGCATTTATAGTCACACTTTTCGCATAAAAAAATTTGAAGCATATTTTGCATATTTTTATTAGCTTGCATTATCTTTATAAAGCTAAAGAAAATATTCCTAAATACTTTTCCGCATAAATAATATTTTTTTATCGTAACAAAGCTAGAATTATTTTTTTGGTGACCAGACCATAAAATTCAATTATGCAGTGAAAGAATCATTTTCGACATAAATTATTTTCATATTTCAATTTTGGACATTTTTTTTGTCCAATTTCAAAACTAGAAAAAACTTTCCCAACAAAATTTCAATCATTTCTCTTCATATGAAGGGAACTTTTTGAAGCATTATTTTAGCTATTTTCTTACATAATGTAGTAAAACTATACAATTTTTATATTTAACAAAAACAATTTTAGTAATTATGAAAAAAATTACTCTACATAATATTTAATACAAAATTATAAATTATATTCATAATATAAATGGAAGAAGAAACCAAGTATTATATGCTTATTTTTTTTGTAGTATTTCTTTTTATTAAAAAAATAATTGACTTAGTCGTAGAAGCAAAATTTCCAACATATAAGGATGTTAAAAAATCTTCATCTTTTTGGCAAAATTTAGTAAATTTTGATAGTTTTTTACAAATTATATCTGCTATATTTGTAATTTATTTTTTGATGTTTTTTAATTTAAATTATTTTATAAAAATTATTTTTATAATTATTTTACTTCAGTCTATTAAATATTTTTTAGTAGAAGATAGATATATATTTTTATTTATAGATGATAATAATAATAATCAAAAAATTATAGACCTTGTAGATATATACACAGATGGTTCAAGTAATTTAATTATTTCTGTGTTTGCTTTGTTTGCTCTTGTTAAAATTTTTGTATAAAAAAAATTGAAATAGTTATATAATAAAAATAATTATTATATAACATAAAATATGAGTGAAAAAGCTTTAGACGTTTGGGAATATATACTAAAATTTATAAATTATAGTGGAAGTGGAGAAATTATTGTAACTTCTGAACAAATAAAAGAAGCTGGTAAATCAAATAAAAATATTAAAAGTCAATTTGAACCAAGATTATTATGCAAACAAGACACAAGTGATGGTCGCCCAGAAATATTTAAAAAATATGGATTATATATTATTTCAATAAAAAATGGAACATATTTATTAACAAATATAAATACATATGAATGTTTGCATTATAATAATGATGTGCTTATAGAAGAACTTGATAAAAATAAGGAATCGTTAATTTTATCTATTGGAAATAGTGAGACCTCATTAATAGATAACATTAGATATAGTGGATTATTTGAATCAGAATATTTAAATGAAAAAATCAAATATGGACCGCTTCTTAATGGAAGACATAGATGCTCCTTCCAAACAAAAATTGGAGATAAAGATTTAAAAATTGAAGGTGTTCAATATGAAACGGATTCTTGTTATGAATCTGACAACAAAATATTACTAATTGAAGGTAAATCTGGTAACCCTGATACTTTTAATATACGTCAATTATATTTTCCATATAGAAGTATTTATGACTCAATAGGTGATAAAAAAGAAATAATATGTTTATTCATAACTAAAGATAAAAAAAATATTATTCATATTTGGACATATAAATTTGAGAATCCATTAGTAATGACAAGTATAAAATGTTTGAATTATAGAAAATATATATTTTGTTAATAATTTTTGATAATAACTTCTTGAGTCTTCGAATCAGGTTTTTTAGAGTTTATAGAGCGCTTACAAGATATTGATTCTATTTTATATTTTTCATCTATGAAACTTTCACGAACAAGATTAACATCTGCATTGCTTAACAATATTTTTTTATTTTCTTTATTTAGATTGTGAATTTTTGTAAATAAATTATTGTGGTCTTCGAGTTTAAATCCTTTTTCTGTATATGCTACAAATGATGTGCTTGTTTCTGGAGCATATGGTGGGTCAAGATAAACAAAATCATCTTCTTCAATTATTTGTAATGATTTGCTGAAATCACAAGATTCAAATATAACACCTTGAATTAATGTGTGAATTTCAGTAATATGTTCAAGATTTATAATTTCTGGATTATTGTAGTTTCCATATGGAACATTAAAACCATTTGGACCAACTCTAAATATGCCTCTAAAACAAGTTTTATTTAGAAATATAAAATAAGCTGAGCCTAATGTAGATTTTTTTTCTTCGTTTGACAAATCATTATATTTGCATCTAATCCAATAATAATAATTTTCTTTTGATTCTTTTGCTTCATTTATATTTTTAGGTTTTCGATTAATATTTTCAGTTGTACATTCATTTAAATCATTGATTAATGTTTGTAATTTGTTAAACACATCAATATGATTTGATTGAATATTTTTATACAAATATATAAGAGGTTCATTTAAATCATAAGCATAAATTTTACCAGATGTATTGATAACACCTGCTTTTACATAAGCTAATAAAGTTAATAAAACGCTTCCACCTCCTAAAAATATTTCGTGATAATTATGAATTTGAATTGGAAATTCTCCAATTATTTTTTCAATAATCTGAGTTTTACCTCCTGCCCATTTTATTAAAGGTTTTGGATTTTTAATAGATTTGAAAGAACTATTTTTAACTAAATCTTCTTCAATCACAAATTTCTTTTTATTATTAAAAACTGTGGTGTTGTTCATTTTAATTATATACTATAATATAATTAAGTTTATCTAAATCAATTTTTTCTTAATAACTCTTTTCTTTTTAAAAGCATCTTCATTAAGGTCTAACTCTATTTTTTCTTCAACAATATTATTTTCAAATAATTCCTTCATTTTTAACCCCTTAATATCAAAGGCAGAATTAGAATTTTTGCTTCGTAATATAATGCTAGATAGTGGTACCTTAGACTTAATATACTGTTTAAATTTATCACCTGATATATTCATCTCATTTATCATCAATTTATTTTCTTGTTTGAACTTAGTCCATAAGTCAGTAGATGAAACTATTAATTCTTCATTTACAACTTCAATATTTACTTCCCACCAATCATCAAAGAGAGAAATATTAGAAGTTACAATTTCATTTGTTTCAGCTTCTAAAATCCCTCTTAATTCATCATCCATAACTTGAATTAAATTTCTGGTCGCATTCATTGAAGTATTAATCTCTCTAATTGTCTTTCTAATATTCTTTACTTTATCCATAAGCTTAAAGTTTTTCTCTCTCAAATCAGTTAATTCATTTTCATCTTGGTCAACATCTTCAATTAATTTATATAACTCTTTGCAAGTAAACCAAACTATTCTTAAAATTTTTTTAGGATCTTCAAAACTAGATAGATTATTTATATAGACAACACATTGAGTTGTATTAATCCATTCATACATAATAGGAGCTTTATCATATTTTTCAATTGAAGTATTGAGAGAAACTAACCAAGCAAAATGAAGATGTTCATTCTTCAACAAATCCTTTTTAATTTTCTCTCTTTGGTCAATAGGAACCTTCTTTTTATAATTCTTTGCATCAGCTAAAACATCAAAATCTTCAAAATGTAAATGAAAATCTCCCTCTCCACCTTGAGTATGCTTATCAATAATTTCGAATCCCTTAAAATCAACAAACGTTTCAGCATATTCACAAAATGTTTTTTCTCCATCAGAACCCTTATGAGATGTGCTCTTATGCGATTGAACCAAAATTTTCTCATAGTTATCGTTCATTTTGTCCATTTGTTTATCTTTTTGTTCAAGTAATAAATCATACTTTTCTCTAGCCTTATCTACCTCTGATTTAATCAAATCTTTATTTCCAATTTCATATGTTTTAAGTTGATTAGAGAGAAGAACATTTTGTTTTTGTAGTTTTTCTATTTCACATTCATACATTTTTGTTATTCTTTCTTCCATCTTTTTAGTCATTTCTTTTTCTAAGAGTATATTCAATTCTAACTTTTGAATTTCATCCTTAGATTCATTCTTTATTTTTTGGTAAATCTCTTTTTGTGTAAGACCTGCTACAACTTTTCGACCTTCCATAAGACAATTGCTTCCAATTTTTAACATTAGATAATTTTCTTCTGGAGAGAAAGTATTAATTATATCAGGCAAGGAACTCTCGCTTGGTATAGTTATTTGTATTATCTTTACAGACATTATTATATAGTATTACAAAATCTGTTTATATACATTATTTATACCTTTTATGCTTTTTTCCAAGAGCAAATGTTATTTTTGTTTGGTTTAGATATATATTTTTTTCCATCATTACCAACCATTTTTTTATTACAGTTTTCATTTGCAGGATATGACGGAGATTTTCTATTTTGATATTTTTTTAGTGTTTTGCTATGCTGGTTTTTAACACTTTTAATTTTTTCAGTCATATTTTTACGTTGTTTTTTGTTTAGTGCTAAAGGATTCGTTTTTGTTTTTAACGCATATTTTAGATTACGTATCCACGTTGTTTTACAACTTTCTTTACAAGTTCCATTCCCTATTTCTGATAATATTTTCATAGCTCCATTATAATTACTAATAAATGGCATATATAATATTAAATATAATTAATTCACTTTGTAATTGTAGAGATTATTATCGAAGTGAATTAATGCTATTTGGATGATGTAAGAAATTATTTAATAAATATTTAATTAAAATATCAATATAAATTTATTTTTTTATATTAATAAAATGTCGTATGTTTATTTACTAGTTTCAACAAGTGGTAATACTTATGTGGGGGCAACAGTTGATTTAAATCGTCGATTACGTCAGCATAATAAAGAAATCAAAGGTGGAGCACATGCAACTGGCATCAAGGTGGCGCAAGGCGAAAGTTGGACGCGAGCTTTGCACGTATCTGGATTTCCAGATTGGCAGGCTGCTCTCCAATTTGAATGGAGGTTTAAACATTTGTCACGTAAATATCCTCTCAAGATGAATCCACTAGAGAGAAGAATATGTGCATTAAAAGATTTATTGGCACTTGAAAGACCAACAAGTAAGGCAATTGCTTACTCGGAATGGCCTGCGCTGCCTGAAGTACATTTGGAGATAGAGGAAGCTAAAACATATTATAATTAAATATATTTTCGTTTTTTATTTATTTAATAAATCTCTCATAATTCTAATTTCATCCTGTTGTGTTTGTATAATATTTTTTGCTATTTTTGCTACATTATAATTATCAGTTTTCTTTAAAATTTCTTCACTAGTAAGAAGTCCCATAGAATGATGTTCAATCATACCTTCTAAATATTGTTTATCATTTATAGCAACTTGTTTTCTGTACAAGTATACAAATAAAACCAACCCAGAAATTATAAGTATATATAAATTTAAACTTAAAACATGATATTGATGGTCATGCATCATTACTTCTAATAAAATCATAAATAATGCCATAATAGAAGACATATAAGCCTTCCCAATATTATTTGTAATATAAACACGATTATTAACCATAATTGGTGACATTAAAAAATATTGAATAATAAAGCTTCCTACAAACATAACTACCATTGTGTGAGTAATTTTCATATTATATAATAACAACTTAAAATATATTTTTATTATATTAGTAAGATGGAAAGAATGTCTGATTTATATAAAATACCAAAAAATTCAGAATTTATTCAATGTGACAATCCAATTCATAACGACAGTATAAATAAATTAACTTTAATAGAAGAAAGCATAAATAGAGCACTATTAAATAGAAATGATGAAATAAATAATACAACTGGTTATAGTAAAACATTTAAAATTGTATCTTTATCTATTTTATTTTGCATATTAATTATTGTATCATTAATAGCATATTATTTAATTGAAAAGAACCAATAAATTATTGTTTTCTAGTTTTATTGTGTATATTTTTTTTTCGTAGTGTCTTTTTTTTAGTGCTCTTTTTGTGGCTTTTATTAATAAAATATTTAATGCTTTCTTTTTGATTAAGCATCATATCTACAATATTTTGAAAATAAGAGCGAAATTGTGGTCGCATTTTTTTAAGTTCATCTACACAAATCCAACGTAACTCATCTTTCTCAAAAATTTTTGTTGTTTTAAATATATTTGGAGATAATTTTTTTTGAAGAAAACGTTGATTATTATTATAATAATATGGTAACCAATGATTATACTCAAATGGAAAAATATGCATACGATATGTTTTATGTCCATCAGTCTTATAATCGATATCATATGTTCCATGATTTTTTAATAATTTATGAATATCAGAATCATTACCTAAAAATCCAGTAAATTCTTCACCAGCTTCTCTTACAGCAGTTTCTAAAAAAGTTTCGCTATTATCAGTTCCACCACCAAAGTCAGAGAAACCAGGAGCAGAATCTTCATATTTTCCTTCTTTACCAAATAAAAAGTAAAGTTTTCCATTATGTATTGTTGTCGGTAATATACCAGCCCCCATTATAATAAATAAAAATATTATTTATTTATATGAAGAAATCAAGGAAACATAGACATAGACATAGAAAAGACAAAAAACGACACAATAAAACAGTTAAACATCATCATCATCGAGAAATTATATTACCAACAACAACTCCTTTACAAATACGTAAAATAAGTAATAAAATAGCACATAAATTAACACCTAATTCTTATTCTCCAACAATTAACAAAGAATTAGTAACAATGAAATCTATACCTCGTAAAGAATTACTTGATTGTAACACAGAATCAGCATTTAGTCTAAAAGAACCTTTACAAATAGGAATACCTGGAACTAATAAATGTTATTATTATTATACATCAGAAGCAAAAAAATTTTTACTTAGAAATTTATCAGCAGATAAACATATTGAACCAAAAAAAATTATTCCTCCGATTCAATCTCATTCAAATTGTTGGTTTAATGCAATGTTTGTTACATTTTTTGTAAGCGATAAAGGTCGTAAATTTTTTCATTTCTTAAGACAACTTATGATTGAAGGAAAACAACAAGATGGTTCTTCTATTCCTGAAAAACTTCGTGACGCTTTTGCTTTGTTAAATTTTGGTGTAGATGCATGCCTCACTGGAAATGAATTCGCATACAAATTTAATACAAATAGTATTATACATTTACTTTATAAGGCTATACCTAGTTCATATAAACAAAGCTATCCATATATCGTTGATATAGATCAAGCAGGAAATCCTATGCTTTACTATATAAGTATAATTAATTACTTAAATAACAGTTCAATACAAATATTATTCATCAGAGATGCTAATAGTAAATGGAAAGATAAAATAGCCGAATCTGTTTCTAAGATGGCACATTTGCCTCATATAATTGTTTTTGAAGTATATGACGAAATGGCAAGTGAGTTTAATAAAAAACCTGTTTCATTCACAGTAAATAACGGTAAGTATAAAATTGACAGTGCTGTAGTTAGAGATGTCTCTAAGCAGCATTTTTGTGCGACAATTACATGTGAAGGTAAAGAAATGGGTTATGATGGTATGAGCTTTCATCGTCTGGTTTCTTTAGATTGGAAAGAAAAAATGAACAGCAATATTAATTGGCAATTTGAAGGAACAAAGGATTATGATGGCACACCATTAGAGTGGAATTTTATGAAAAGTTATCAACTTCTGATGTACTATCGTATTCAATAAGAAGACAAAATTGTTTCAACTAACTTTTTGCTTCCAACTGCTGAAGGTTCAATTCCAAGAGAAAAATCTTCTGGATGTGTTAGAATTCCACTAATTTTAAGAACACTGTAATTATTTTTATTGGAATAACTATAAATCATATTATTCCATTCATTTATTATTGAATGGTATTGTTTATATTTCATATTATCAGGATAATAAATATCCAAAAGAACTATGTTTGAATTAGGTAACTTATTTCGAATACTTTTAATTAATTTCTTATATGCTGAAAAAATTGTTTTTAAAACACTGGAATCTTTTGAGCTATTTTCTTGTTCAACATAATGAGTTAAAATGTCGTTTCCTCCAGCTGAGAGAAAAACTGTTGTATAATTTGTATTAATATCATTTGGTATTTTCTCAATTTGACTATAAATGTCTACTATTTTTGAATTATCTCTAGCTAAACAAATAGACTTTTCATTTGTTCTCTCTTTTAATAATATATCAACACTTTTTCCATCTGACACATAGGCGTCATTTTTTAGTATGCTGTCTCCTAACAAAACTAAAGACTGTTTATTAGAATTAAAAGACTCTTTATAAGTGTTAATATAAGTATTAAAATATGAAACAGCAATAATGAAACAAACTAGCAAAAATATATATAGATAAAAATAATTCATATATATATATTTGTAAATAATATTTTATGTTATGGTATACGTAATTGTATTAGAATAATTTTGATTTCCAGGATAACTTTGATTAACTGCTGGAGAAAAATTACTGTTATACAAATTTACAACAATTACATTATAAATTCCTGGAGGCGCATTTAATGGAACAACAAAAGATATATTAAATGGACTATAAAATGTAATTGGTAATTGTTTAAAGTTTCCAAAATTAACATATGTTGTTCCATAAGAAGGTGGTAAAAAATTAGAACCTAATATATAAACAAGTGAATAATTACCATAGACACTACTATTTACAGACAATGTACTAATTGTTGGAGAAAAACTAGGATAAAAACTTTTAGATAATCTGCAATTAGTTCCAGTAATATTTTTATTAATAATAGTTCTATTTGTAATTGGTTGTGTTGCATTTGGATTTTGATATGTTGAATCACGTGTGCACATTTATAATACATCAGTATTATATTTATTTTTAAATATACAATTAACAAGATATATAACTTCATCTTTGTTAAATTCATCTGAATCATAAGCTAATAAGAATCGTGGTTTATCTTCATTTGAATAAAGTTTTAAAATTGAAAATACATTTTTTATTCCATCTCTATTATTCCAATAATAAATACAATTAAAACAAGAAGCGACAATCTTATATTTTAATTGCATTTCAGATGGAAATATAGTTTTAAAATCTAAATGCAAGTTTCCATCTTCTTTTTTTATTGGTGCTCTGTGAAAATATACATGTCTGAATTTTACCTTTTTGTTCGTTTCAAAATGCGACGGTAATAAGTCGGATAATCCATTAAAGAATTTAAATTTACAATCTTTTAAGTCATTCTTTACACAACTTATAGTTCCGTTGTCAAATGATATAATAATGTCTGACTCTTCATTGCAAAATGTTTCATATCCAAACAAATTTCTTTTTAAATTACTAAAAAGTCCTTCATTTACAGTATCAAATATAATAGTAACCTCTGCGTATTTAATAGTCATAATTAATAAAGTTAAATAATTGTTTTTAATATTATTAATAAGATAATCAATTTTATTATAAATAATTATAAATAATTTAATTAAAGATATTTTATTACAATTATATAAATGGTATTTTTAAATATTTTTTTATTTTTATCACTACTTGGACTTATTAGTTGTGCGCCATTAGATTTAGGTCAATTAAATACTTGTGTTTGGTTAAGTGGTGCAGCATATTGTGGTAAGGACAAATATAAATCAATGATATTAGGTGGTCCTGCATCTGGTTTTGTTTATAAAGACACACTTTATGATGTAAAAACTGATTTACAAGGATATATTGGAACTTTAGCCACAACCAAATCTATTTATGTTGTTTTAAGAGGTTCATCTTCTACAATGAATTGGTTAGATGATTTTGAAGTAAAACAAGTTCCATATACAACGTATCCAGAATGTGGTTGTAAAGTTCATTATGGATTTTATCGTTCATCTTTGGGTGTTAGCAATAAAACAGTCGACACTGTAAAAGCTTTAAAAAAAATATATCCAACATATTCTGTTGTTGTTACAGGCCATTCGTATGCTGCATCTTGCGGACAATTAATAGCTATGGAATTAGAGAGAAATGGAATTCAAACAAAATTATACAATTATGGTCAACCACGTGTTGGAGATAAAAAATACGCTGATTTTGTAAATACAGTTATAAGCGAGTATTATAGGGCAACCCATAATAAAGATATTGTGCCACACGTGCCTCCAATTGAAGGATTTGGATACTATCATAGTTGTAGAGAGGTTTTTGAAGATGTAAATGGAAAATTAACTACATGCAGTGAAGTTAATTGTGAAGACTCAAAATGTGCAGACCAATATAGTCTAATTCAAACAAATACAGACGACCATTCAGTGTATTTAGGTCATCCTCTTTATTGTGAAGATAGTACTGTTTAAAGCAACTGCGTAAGAACTTTGGTTTAAATAGGACCATAATCATCAAGTTTTTCAGTTATATGACCTTTAATTTTCTCTCTAGCTAAATAATAAACAAAATAACCAAAACTTGCTCCAACTAATGACCCTACTATAACTTGTAAAATTGTATGATAATCATAAACAACTCGCTGTGTAATAGTTAATAAAGATACAATTAAATAAAAATACAGTATGTTATTTTTTCTTAGAGAGAGATAAATAAATACTGTTGAAAAAAGAGAAGACTGAGAATGACCTGATGGCATACCAAATATATCGTGTGGTATTCCATCTTTAAATAAAAATCGTTTACCATGAGTTAAAGCCAAATTAAATTTAGTAATATCTTCACATGGTCTAGGTTGTTGTATTAAACCTTTTAAAATTAAATTCAAAATAGAGTTAGAAAATATTCCAACTATATAGTAAAAAAATAAATTATCATTGTTCCATAAAAGAAAAATAGAGAGAAAAAATAATATTACAGGTCCAAAATTCCCAAATTCATTATATAATTCTGATAAAAATGCACTCATAAAATAATACAATATTTTAATATTGATATAAACATTCGCAAACTAATGTAAAACACCAATCGTTTCCATTTAAATTTAAAACATTACCTTTATCGTCTAGTAATTTAACAGCCATTCTATCTATATTAACTGGTCCAAAATATGTTCTAGAACTATCCTTTAATGAACCACTAAATTCAACTAATAATGAACCTGTTGGAACACCGGTTGATGTTTTAACTGGTAAAATAGCTAGAATATCGGAAGAGGTTGGTGCTTTTGCTAAGTAATTAGTTAAATTATTATTGTTACTATTTATACTATTAATTGTATATATTTGAGCTTGTGTAAGAGTTCGAGGTGCGCTTGGTAAAACAATTTGAGTACTTGTATAATCACTTTCATATTTACCTGCAATTAGTAAACCATTTGGAGTCTGATTATTAAATAATGATTGAGCTACAACACCATCAACAAGTTCTATTAAATTATTTCCTTGTTGTGCTGGTGTCAAACAAGTATATGGTAAATCAGGTGAATAATATGAAGGTATTTTTAAATTATTTGAATATTGAGATATTGAAACCAAACTGTTATTAACATGATTTTGATTATAATCATCTAAAACAAGTATTAAATATTTTGGTCCATTTAAATCTAAAACAGATGAAGCTGTATTTCCACTTGCATCAACACTAAGATAAGGTAATTTATATCCCATTAACCAACCTAATGTATTATTGAAATAATTATTATTACTAACACAAGACACATTGCATTGCAAAACCCCTGTAAAATCATAAAATACTATTAATGTATCATTTGTAATAGTAAACGTATTTGTTATATCAATTGGATCTGTATATATTCCTCCATTTAAAAATAAAGTAATAATTCCACTATTAGAATTATAATAAACAGGATTATTTATTATAGCATATCCTGGAACAGCTGGTGTTGTAAAACCAGCCTGTTGAAAAGATGTATTTAATTGAATTTGAAATCCTACTTGACTGTAGTTACCAGATGGTACTGAAATAGGAATAGCATTATTTGTATTTGAATCAACTATCCAAAAACAAGTGTTACCATAAGCACTATCAATTGCATACCAACTAAATGGTATTTGATAAGAATATAAACTTATACTCAATGCATTTTTTAATGTATCAGATAAATCACAAGTATACTCAGTTGATGTAGAATCTATACCACTTGTATATTGTCTAAATTGACTATCAAGATTGATAAAACGATTAATTGTATTTTTTAAATTAGGATTTAATGAATCTTGTTTAACAGGTAAATTGAATGTATCAGTTGTAGCGATTTGTTCTCTTTTCATTGGGTTATGTTGATTTCCAAAAACCCCAACTTTTTGTTTTCTTTGTGTAATTTTGTTTGCTTGATTTTCGTTACTTTGAGTTAAATTTTCATTTTCATACCAATCAGTAACCTGTTTATTTCCTGCTGGATAAACAGCTTCATTTGACATATTTCCAAAACCCTCTACAAAAATCTTTCCTTCTGTGTCATCATCATCATCATCATTAATATCCAATCCATCTTCATATTGTAAAAGTTGACTTTGTACATCTTTAAAAAAAACTGCTAATTGTGGATTTTTATTTTTAAATTTATTTATAAGATAGTTTGTTTTACTTACTATTTGTTCTTCATTTACATCTTCATTTTCTATACCAGCTATAGTAAGTAATTCTGATAAAGTATAATTTGAAACATTTGTGTCGATATCTGTCATATGATTATTATAGATATTGTTTTTAATAAAAAAAAATAATTATTATATTAGTGCTTTTTTTTCAGTGCACTTTTTTAAGTAATATAAATTACAAATTTTCTTCTTTATTTTTTTTTAGTTTATCTCTAAAATGATATACAAATAACTCTTTTATTTCTTTTTTTATATCCATTTTTTCACAAACATCTAACTTTAATACTTTTTGAGGAATTATTGTTAAACCAGAACCTCTTTTTGAATGTGTTTTACCCTTAAATAATATTTCTTCAAGAACATAAACTAACGGAGCATTATAATCATCAATTATTTCATGATTAATAAAGTAATCACCAATAAATGTGTACCTATTTGTATTTCCATCAGAATGAACTTTATAGTATTTTTTTGTTTCTGGTTTATTTTTAATTAAACCTATGCCTTCAATTTTGTTTGTAAAATTATTCATTTCAATTACAAAAACAGGTGTATTGTATGAAATTTTTGGAGATAATTCAGATGGACACGAATACAAACAAGCGAATTTATGCTTTTCTCTGTAAGCATAATTAGCATCACGTGTTTCATTATTAAATCTTCCTGTGACAATTGTGTACATTTTAGCTTAAACTAATAGAATTATATTTTTGTTTTTCAATTTTAAATAAAAATATATAATATGAATTGTTGTATTTGTGGACCTGTTAAAAACTGCGGATCTTATTTAAATAAAGTTTTTGAAAATATTGAGAGAATTGGTTCTCTCTTTGATGATTATAAAATAATTATTTATTATGATGCATCAACTGATAATACATTAAATGTATTAAAAGAATATCAACAAAAAAACCCTAGATTATTATTTTATGTTAATCAAAAACCAATATCAAAATTTAGAACACATAGAATAGCTGTAGCTCGCAATTACTGTTTAAAATATATTAGAGAAAACCTGAATTTGTATCCATACTTTATAATGATGGATTTTGATGATGTGAATTGTAAAAATATAGACGTGGAACCTCTTAAAAGGTCTTTAAAGAGAGAAGATTGGGATGGTTTATCTTTTAATACAAATCCACATTATTATGATATTTGGGGAGTTTCAATTTGGCCTTTTTGTTTTAGCTATAATCATTTTAATGATAATTATAATTATCACTCAATAATTAGAGATTATGTTATGAATAAATTAAACAGTTTAAAACCAGGTCAACTTCTTCCGTGTATTTCTTCTTTTAATGGATTTTCAGTGTACAGAACAAATAAGTTTTTAAATTCATATTATGATGGTAGAGTAAGAATTGATTTATTTCCAAAAGAATTTATACAAGCTCATGCAAAAGCACAAAAATCAAGAACACTAGTATATAGAGATTATGGTCATATTAAAGGACGTTTTGAAGATTGTGAACATAGAGCATTTCATCAAATGGCTAGACAAAATTCTGGTGCAAGAATAATGATTTCCCCAGAAGTAATATTTTTTTAACTATATATAATATGAATTGTTGTATTTGTGGTGCAGTTAAAAATTGTGAACCTTATTTAAATAAGGTTTTTGAAAACATTGAAAAAATAGGTTCTCTCTTTGATGATTATAAAATTGTAATTTATTATGATTCATCGACTGATAATACTTTAAATGTATTAAAAGAATATCAGATAAAAAATCCAAAATTATTATTTTATGTAAATAAAAATCCTATTTCTCCTTATAGAACTCATCGTTTGGCTAACGCTAGAAATAATTGTTTAAATTTTATAAAACAAAATAACACGACATATCCATACTTTATAATGATGGATTTTGATAATGTGAATTGTAAAAATATTAACATTGAACCTCTTAAAAGGTCTTTAATGAGAGGTGACTGGGATGGTCTATCCTTTAATACGTCTCCTATTTATTATGATACATGGGCATTGTCAATTCAACCATTTTATTTTAGCTATTTACATTTTAAATTTAATAATAATTATAATGGAGATAGTATTATTAAAAATTACATGGATAGAATATTAAAAATTACACCTAAAAATTCTTTAATAAAATGTTTATCAGCTTTTGGTGGATTTTCAATTTATAGAACTAAAAAGTTTTTAAATACTTATTATGATGGAAGAGTTAGATTAGATTTAATGCCAAGTAATCTTATAGAACAACAAAAAAAGTTTTTAAAATCAAAATTTGTTTTCAATCAAAAAACTGACTTAGTCAATACTTATTATGAAGATTGTGAACATAGGTCTTTCCATATACAAGCTATTAAAAATAGTGGAGCTAGAATAATGATATCGCCTGAAATATTATTCAATTAATAATAATTATAAAAATATTTATAATTATTATGAGCATAATTTTTAAAAATAAAATTAAAAATTCTAATATAAAAAATTCTAATATAATAAAAGAAGATATTATAAAAAAAATACAGTATTTTAAACTTATTAACATCCCATTTAATTTAAAATCACATTACAATTCAATAATACCATTAAAAACTTTTACTTGTTGGCATACAAAAGATTTACCACCATTAATGAAACAAAATTATGAAATTTTAATTAATATGCATCCAATGTTTGAACATAAACTATTTGATGAAAATGAATGTAGAGAATTTATTAAGACAAATTTTGATAATTTTGTTTTAGAAGTATATGATAGATTAATTCCATCATCATATAAATCTGATTTATGGAGATATTGTATTTTATTTATAAACGGAGGTATTTATTTTGATATAAAGTTTCAATGCGTAAATAGATTTAATTTGATTGCTTTAACAGAAAAGGAATTTTTTGTTAGAGATAGAAAAGGATGGGGTAATGGAACATTAACTGGATTAATATCAGTTAAACCAGGTAATGAAATTATGTTGAATTGTATAAAACAAATTGTTGTAAATGTAAGAAATAAATATTATGGAAATGATGCGCTTGAACCTACGGGTCCTAATTTATTAGGTAAGTATTTCACAAATGAAGAAAAACAAAATATGGTAATGTGTTTCGCAAATATAAATATTACAAATTTTATGGATGAATGGGTTATAATTTTTAATAATACAATAATATTGAGACAATATAATAATTATAGAAAAGAACAATCAAAAAAACATTATTCAGACTTATGGAACGAAAGAAAAATTTATAATTAAATCTCTTGATTAAGTTTATCACTCATAATTTTATATCTTTCGTTTTCTAAACTCTGTTCTAGAAGACTCCAAGGAGTACATGATTGCAGTGCATCAATACCTTTCTCGCAAAACAAATTGAGAAGAGCTGGGCTAAATCCTGACATCATAGATGCGTTTGGCTGGTTGGATAACGCAGGAAATCCGCTTGTACTTCTCAAGTTCCAAAAAAGGATATGAGGAGGAGCATAAGGAACACCGTGCACTCGAATACCAGCAGCCTCATACTTTGCTTTCATAGTGTCATAAAGAGCTTGCTTATTACATCCATCACTGTGGTCCATCTGCATGTCAGAAAGAACAACTAAAACCATATCTTGAACATCTTCAGGAGCCATCTTGTTCTGGATAATTGCATCTAAAATGGTGTCAAGAGCAGAACAGAAATTTGTATTCATACCCCATTCTGCTTGCCTTATAACTCCGACTTGAGATACAAAATCAGGATATGGTTCTAAATTAACCCAACTAGGTTTAGCACTAAACGTCATTACTCTCTTACCAATAACAGACTTCTCTGCAATACGAATTCCAAGAGCAATTGCAACATGCATCGGGTCACCTTCCATTGAACCAGAAACATCAACCATCGCAATCATCTTTCCAAGAGCTCCATTTTGAGTAGCATTATCACGCCATTGTGAGTTAAGCAAATCTTTCTCTACTTGGCTTCCTCCTCTTGACAATTCAATAGCTTGTTTTGTAAAGTCAGCCATACTAACGCGCTTACCCTTCATTTCAGTCTCACCTTTAACAGCCTTTTGAATGTGGTCATAAAAGTGTTCAGCGCATTTAATTCTATCTTCATTACCAGGACACCTTTCTTCACCATTTTTGGCGATATTTAAAAAGGCCTTCTTTTGCTTTGACATAGAAATAGATGTTACTTTATCGAAATCAATAGATGACCATTCTTTACCACATTGCTTAATTTGAAGAGTGTCGATTTTCTTATTAAGTGAAGACAATAACTTGCGATAATCAGTCTTACACTTGAGAATTGCTCTAATAATTTGGCTGTCATTATGAGCAGTAGTCATATATTGACTGTAATAATCTGTTGCAAGAGATGTATATAGCCAACTAAAAGAAGACTTCTCTCTAGGAATCCATTTAGCTACCAAAGAAATACCATTAGAATTTGAAGTATGACTTACATAATCCTTACTCAATTGCTCATTAGTAATCTTAACAGCATATTGAATTAATGGATGTTCGACATTTTCTCCTTGAGTCTTGCAATATTCACAGAAGTACTTAATATCCTTCCAAGAACCATACTGATGAACATTATTGTCTCCTAGATCAACTAAACACTTTAGTGCAAACTTTGAAAGCTCAGGATAAAACTCATACCAATTATGAATCATCATATAAGACAAAGTGTATTCTCCTTTTCCGTCGATAATATCACGGGTATGACCAATCATTCTGTATAGAATTGAAAGATACCCCTTAGCTACTTCCCTTTCAGGAAGTGAAGAAGATTGTACCTTATTCTTAATAAAAGTTAGCATATCTCTAAGAATAAAAGAAAGTTTATTTAGTCCATCTTCATCAGTTCTAGTCACTTGAAAACTAAATTGAAGAATTTTTTCTTGAATACTATTAGACCATCCATATTCTATATGACCTTTTTCTCCAATTTGAAGAGGAGTATAATTATCGAGTGCGTTAACGAGTGCTGCCATGTATGATGATACAATAATATGTCTATTAGTCTTTATATCGTTTTTTAATTGTTTTTTTATTAGTATTTGAACGTAGATAAATTTTTTTTGTTGAATTATTTGGATTGACTGCTTTTAGTTCTTTTGATTTTTCATAAAAAATTAATATTAAATCATTTAAATCTTGGAACATATTAATTGTTTTTTCAAATGATATTGCATCTATATTTTTAACAATATTTAAGAAATTTCTCTCTTCATGAGTATTTGACAAAAAGTTTTTAATGTCATCAGCTTCCAAAGTAATATTGTATTTTATTATTGACAACAAAGAATAATTTTTATCGTTATCAATTGTACATCTTTTAAGTATTTGAAGAATTTCTTCTCTAGAAATGTAATTAGGCTTAGACATTAAATGAGTCTCCATTTTAATTTTTTCTATTAAATTTTCTCTGTTTACATAAAGAAATTTTAAATTAATATAATATAAATCATCTCTATAGAAATCTTGATATAATTTATCTGTTTTTTCAAAATTATTTATCCAGTCGTCATTTAATTTATCATTTTCATAATCCATAATATATTATTAAAAACACATATAATACATTATAATATTTAACTAATTAATGTTTCCAATAATTCTCATAATTATCTTTATCTGTTATAAAATCTGAGTCATTTTCTTTATATAATCTTTCATCTATTTTTTCCATTGCTTCTTCATACTCTTGGTCTAATCTATCAAAATAGTCGTAGTCATAATTAGGACATCTAAAAGTTGTTTCCCAAGCATCGTATCCAAAAATTTCAATATATGTTTTTGTTCTTTTTTCGTGCAAAGATACTAAAGCATCTAATGCACATAAAGAATATTCTTCTTCTGTTTTTTTTCTAGGTTTTGGTTCATTTGATTTTTTATATTTTATTATTATTTTATTCGTTTTTGCATCCTTTTTAACAAGAACACAACCTGGTCTTAAATTTTCAAATTCTTCATCTTCAACCTCAATTTTATTTTCTTTAATTGATTCAGACTTTATTTTATCTAAAAAAGTACCACCATTTATTTGGTTTTTAATATTTTGTCTTTTAAAATCTCCTAATGTAGGAAAATTTTCAGGTGCCATATCTGCAGTAAATTTTTCTGATTTAATTTTGTCTTCCTTTATTTTTTTTAAATTTTGTTCCATTTCTATTCTTTCAATTTGTTCTTGAGAAAGTTTATTTGTATAGCAATTCCTTTGGTTTCTATCTTCATAATCACGTGGTGGTTTAATGTAGTTGCTTTTAAATGTATTACTTTCATTATTTATCGTCTCTGATTTTTCTTTCGTTTCTTGTTTTTCTTTCGTTTCTTGTTTTTCTTTCTTCTCTGGTTGATCTTTCTTTTTATTTTTTGTTTCCTTAAAAATAGGTATTTCTTCAGCTAATGCTGCGAAACGAGAATTATTCTTAAACATATTGCTCATTATAATTAATTAGGCTTGTATTTATAAGTTGTTTTATAACTTGTGTATTATTACTGTATATATTTTTAAATAAGTTAAATATATATTATAATAAGTAATTTTAATAAAGTATTTAAAGATATAATATTAATATTAATTACCTCCTTACAGCAAACTTTATTTATCAGTTTATAATCAAAAAATTCCAAAAAAATTATATATATATTTACAGGAGGTAGCAATAATTTTTAGTTGTTTTATTTTTATTATTTTTCAAATACTAAAAAAATTGAATACATTTATTTCTTAAGACTATAAGAATAATTTGTATTAACAACTATGTCAAATAGAATCCAATATTTTATCAGAACTATTTTGCAAAATTCTAAGCTTAATAGAGAGAAATTTGTAAATAATAAAGGAAATTATAAATTGTCTATTTCTAAAAATAATCAACAAAACTATAATAAGATTATTAAAAGAAAAATGAGCAGTTGCAACCCTCCGCTTTCGTTTGGTGGAGGACCTAATAATAATAATAATAATAATAATAATAATAATAACGGAATAATTTATATGATTGTTGCAGCAGGAGGAGTATATATTTCTTCATTTCTTACAGGTAAAAAAAGATAAAAAAAATTTATAATAAAAAGAAAATTATTATAAATTATTATAAATTATTAATAAATTTTTAAATATCATTAAAATCAATTTCTTCTCCATCATCAGTAGTAATTGCATAAGATTTGCCTAGTTGAGCTGATGCTAAATGGGCTTGAATAAGTTCTTGATATTCTTGAGTTTTTTCATCAGCAAATATAATTCCTACGTCTGGTTCTGCTCCATCAGAACCTATCATTTTAGAGTCATTCATAATAAATGAAGACCAATTCACACTTGTAAGGTTATTTATTAATTTAACTTTATCAGCATCGTTATATACCTCAATAACATCACAATTCAAAAGCTTTCCAGAAGATGATTCCTTTTCCCATTCCCTCTTACCTACTAAAAGCCAAGTTCCATTTCCAATAAAATTATCTCTTTTACCTCTACCTCTAAATTTACCTCTAATATGACAGAGCATTTGTGTTCCATCAAGTAAAGCTACATGACACATAGCTCCACCTAATACTTTTGTAACCTGAGAATATACTTCAGCTTCATCTTCTGAAGTTCTTAAAGAATAATCTTTTTTAATAAGATTCTTGCGAGCAAAACCTTTAGATTTATTACCACCACTTACGTTCTTGACCATTTTGCTTATAATATTATACTTTTTATAATATTATTTATTTTGATTTCAATTTTATTTTTTAATATAATTTAAAAAGGACCTGACGCACGCATATTAAATTTAGATTTTTTAGTTAAATTATATACTGTTTTTACTTGTAAACTAAAATTAAAATCTGTTCCATGAAAGTTAACTAAATTACCTCTTTGATTTAATAATTTAATTGCTATTCTTGAAATATCGACTGGTCCAAAATATTCTCTCTTTTTATAAATAAAATTTGAATTATTATCGAACGTAGTAGAAAATAAATTGCTATTTATTGGAATTACACCTAATATATTGCTATCAAGCATACCAAATTCGCCTAAAACTCCATAAGTATTAGTAACAGCTTGAGAACCAGTATAATCTTCTAATACAAAATATAAATAACTTGAATATACATTTGTAAATATAGACTCAGAAGTATAAGATTTTTCTCCATAATATTCTATTTCTCTGAAACCCATTAAATAACCCATTGTTTGTAAATATACATACAATGGAACTTGTGTTTTATTTGTAGGGTAATTTTGATAATTCGTGTAAATATTATTTGAATACTGAGAACATCTGTCTACTGGGTCTCTAATTAAAACTTTCATTGTAAATGTGTTAGTTGTATTGTATATTGTGGTTTTCCGATTTGACAAATCTATATTTACACCAAATCTATAAAGTGCAGGATTTGTTATACCTAATACTTGTTCGTTTAATATAACTGTTAATATATCAGGAAAACTTGCTGCTACTAAGCTCGCCTCATATACATTAGCTTTATATGGTGTATAATTACCTTCTGGAAGTGTTACAACAGCAGATAACCCAGTACCATCTTCTTCTATGTAAATCTGATTAGTTGCACTATCACTATTATAAGCATACATAACATTTGGTATATTTGCTGAGGCCAATGAAACTGAAATAACATCCTTCCATTTTATAGGTAAATCATAAGTTGAATTAGATGGAATTGTATTATAATAATCATTTCTTGCTGCTGTATTAAAAACAAATATTGAAGTTGTTGTTTCATAACTATAACCATTTATTTCGCCATTTGGTATTATTGATTGTTCTAATGATTGATGAGTTGATAAAGGATTTATTATTTTTCCTACTCTAGAGTCTTTTCCTTCACCTATAAATCTCTCTATATTTTTATTCATTTCCTTAGTCGATTGCATATCGTTATAAAAGATTGTTAAAACTTCCTTTGCTGATTTAATAAAATTAATAATATCAAATTTATATTTTGGATTATAGGTTGTATTGCTTACTGACAAAATTTCTGTAGCTATTTCTGTTTCTTTTTTAAACAAATCTTCAAGAGAAAAATTATTTTCTAACCTAAAAAACTTTAATAAATCTTCTTTAACATAATTATTAATATCTAAATCAAAACTTGGTTCCATTATATTATATTTGTTTAAAAATTAAATAATTATTCGCAACAAATTAAATGAATGTTTAGACATATATTCCCTTTTTTATCTCTCATTATTATATAATGAAAGGAGGCAAAAGACAACTTAGTCAATGGAATTTATTCGTTAAAAAGGTATACCAAGAAGGAAAAGCCAAAGATTCTGAGTATCAATTTAAACAAGCTTTATCAGATGCTAGTAGTCGCAAGTCTGAAATGGGTTCTATGAAAAGTGCTAGTGGTCGCGGTTCTATGAAAAGTAGAAAGGTTTCAAGAAAATCAAGAGGAAAAAGAAGTATGGCTGGAGGTAAATCACGCAAAAATAGAAAGCATTAAAGTTACCTTAATAATATAATTATCTAATCGATTATCATATTATTTATCTAAAATTTCAAATAAAATTGGCATATTATTTACTTTTATTTTTTCTACAAAAGACCAATTAGTTTCTTCATCAAATAACTTATTGTAATTTTCTAATAATTTTTCTAAACTGCTTCTTTCTAAAGGGTCAGGACTTATATTTTTTGATAGTTCAACTGTAATTTTACTTATAAATGTTTGTTTAAGAGAGAAAACTCTTGAAATGTTACCAAAAATATGTAAATATAATAAACTTAGGCTATAAACATCCCATTTATCATAATAATTTAAAATATCATTTATTATATCAGTTTTTTCTTTATTAATATATTTTCTTAAAGATTTAATACAAGATGCTTTATATGATTCTTTATATTTTTCAGAGAAAAGAGATAAAATACTTAAATTATTTACATAAACTTCACAAATTTCTTCAATAAATGAGTAAGATATAAATGAAATGTCATTTTGAATTAAATAAAACATTACATGAACTTCTAGAGGTTTATGAGTATAATCATTTGGGTTTTTTATAATATCGGTAATATATTTTTCGTTTAGCTTTAAAACTTGTAAACTTGAATTAAAATTTTGAATTTGTGGCTTCTCTCCACAATTCAAATTAAAAACTACATTTTGAGGAGATAAATTAAAAAAACATATATTCTCGTTGTTTAATTTAATTAAACTATTTAAAAGATATGAAAATGATTCAATAATATTTAAAATAAAAAATTTGGGTTCAGTTAAATTAGTTAAAAAATCATTAAAATCAATTAATTTATCATTTTTATACTTAAAAATTAAATATTTTTTATTATCACTTAAATTTAGTTTTTCAATATATTTATCATTTAATTGGCTTATATTAACAAAATCATAATCTTCAACAATTAAATAATTATTTGAATAATAAGGTATTTTTTTTATTATATCGCTAATATTTGCTTCATTTATAGAATTAAAACTATAATTTGTTAGTTTTGTTATATATTTTTTATTATCTTCTTCATTATTTCTCTCTTTACTGGAAAAAAAATGTTTATTTATGTTTGATATTTCAATATTTGTATTCATTTATTTAGTGTATTATTTTTCCTTTATTATTTTTACTTACTAATAATCAAGAAATATCTATTTTTATAAGTTTTCTTTATTTTATTTTTAATTTCTACAGAATTTGTAAAACCATTTCTGCAAAGGATATTTACTTCTTCTTTTAATAAATCAATATTTGCCTTGCAAAATTCATCAAATCCATCAGAAGGTTTATAATCATCAGCATTAATCTTTGATTTTATATGGTCATCCATAGCATCTAATAAATCCCTCTGAATTGCAATATAATCGCGTCTTTTTAACGGTTCCTTTTTTTCAGTGCTCTTTTTTCTAAAATAATAACGAGCACTTTTAAACATTTTATCTAGTATATCACCATCATAACCTAAATTTGTTAATCTTCTAACTTCTTCACTTACAATATCATCGTTATCTTCAGTCCAAATATTCCAAGCTTCTTTGAAATCTTTTCTATGATCATATTGATGAATCTTTGAAAACTTAAATAATTCTCCAGTAAAATCATCTGTAAATTTATATCTAAATATATTTACATTAACATTATTTTTAGATTTATCAATTTTATTGTTATTATTCTCGTTTCTCTCGGTATTTGATAATGTATCAATTCTACTATCACTTGTTCTAATAATATCAACATCATTATTAGTGAAATCGATAGTAGAATTATCGTTTGATTGGATAAATAAGACATTTGACATTTTTACTTTTAAGTATAAGCTATAAGGTTACTTGTATGAGTTGTATATAAATAAGTATTTTTATTTCAATTTTTTTTAAAATTGATTTGATAAATATGTAAATATATGACATACATACAAAGTAAAAATGGACCCGTCATTTAATGATTTTGATAATGAAGAAATTAGAGCTCCAGATGAAGTTAAGATAGAACAATTAATGAATGATAATAGAAGCGAATTTGATAAGCAAATTGATAAAGCTATTTATTTAAGTTTACAAGAGATTAAAAATGTTGAAGAAGTAAATAAACAATATGAAGAACTGATAATAAAAAATTATAATGATGAAATAAATACAAGAAAAGACAAATTTCAACAATTATTATTAGATATGAATAAGTTAATGAGATTCGATAAAGATATTAAAGAAATTTATGAAATAATCGAACCTATTATTGAATCATATTGTAATCAATATATTGAGTTTGTAGAGTTAGACGTAGATACATATGATAAAATATTTAAAGTTATCGGAACTATCAGAACGAATAAAAAAAATTTAGATTTATTAAAAGAAATAATATTCAGGAGTCAATAAGGACTTATTTGAATGACCCTATAAATTTTTTTATAGTTTTTAATTAATTTTAATTATTTTTACTGTTGTAATAGGCGTTTCTTCTTCTCTAACAGCTTGAACTTCAACATATTGATAATCAATAAACTGATTTATACCAATAGGCTGAGCAACTGGAATAGCCTTAGCAATAACTAGTGGTACATAAATTTCTTCTTTTGTTTCTTTTGTCTGATGATATAGCGTAAGGGATTCGTAAAATTCCTTTACTTTTTTATTTATGCGGATTCTTTTTGCGTCAAATGATGTTAAATATAGACCATCTAAGCTCTTAACTCTTGATAATGCCACATAAGTTTGTCCGCATTCAAATATTCCACTTCCAACATCAATTTCCGCAGCATCCATCGTCGCACCTTGAGATTTATGAATTGTTAAAGCCCACGCTAAAATTAATGGAACTTGTGCAACTCCAATTCCAGGAATTTTTTCGCTTTCCCAACTATGTCTACCCATTAACATTTCAATACCATTATTATATTTTACTTTTGGTAATCCAGTAAGTGGACAAAATTCTTTTATTATACCTTGACTTCCATTACAAACTAAGACATCTCCTTGCTCTGACTTAATATTAACAATACACATAACTTGTGAGCCTATTTTTAGTTTCATTTCTTTTTCACACATCAAATTTCCTGCAAGAAAATCAAGCTCAGCTTGGATATCTTTTTCAGTAAATTCAATACGTTTTGCTCTATCATTCTTCGTCATTTCCAAGTCTTTTAAATATTTTATTTTAAATTCCTTTGCGTCTCCTTGTAGAGCTGACATTCTCATAACATTGATTTGTTCTACCTTGTTCTTTGTAGGGTACAATTTTGTAGGCTCGGCCACCAAATTTTCCGCAAAAGGTCGACCTACATATTGAAGGAGTAAATCATTCGCTTTTCGCTTAATTTTTCCCTCGCGAATTTGATTTAAAATTGTTGAATAAATTTCGTCTGTTTGTCTGAAAATTTTTACCAATTGTATTTGACAATCTCTATGAAATACTGAATTCCAATCGTCACTTTCAAAGCAGAAACGCTGTGTATCTGGTTCGTCTTTGTCTCCAACTGGAGGTAATTGAAAGAAATCTCCTGAAAATATCATTTGAATACCTCCAAATGGCTTGAAATTACCTCTTACAGCCTTACCTATTTCATTTAATGTATTAAATAACTTTAATGAAAGCATACTTACTTCATCAACAACCAAAATATCTGTTCCTCTCCATAAAGCTTTGGCAAATTTATTTTTTTTAATCTTATTTACAAGTTGCTCTATTGTTCCATTTCCCAATCCAATTCCTGCCCACGAATGGAGAGTTTTTGCTTTACAATTAAGTAAAACTGCTGCACAGCCTGTAAGAGCTGTCACGTGAATATCTTTGAATCGTGAATAAGCATGCTGGTGTATCATTTTAATTAATGCTGACTTTCCTGCACCACCTGGACCTGTAATAAATATGTTATGACCTTGAACATATTTATCAAATGCTATTTGTTGTTCTCTTGAAAGTTCCATTTATAATAATTATACTTTTATATTTAATATTGTTTTTTATATCAATTTTATAATTTAAATATAATATATTAAATAAATTTACTTTATATAATATATGAACTTTGATTTAGATATTGAAAATTATAACAGAGATGAATTAATACAAATGTTTGAATTGCCTTCTAACTTCGACAAGAATATTGTTGAAATAAAAGAAGCAAAAATGAAAGATAATATTATAAAAAATAATAAAATAAGTAAAGACACTCAAGTAAAAACATTAAATTTTTTAATTAAAGCAAAAAATATAATATTAAATGAAGATTCTGGAAAAACTATTGATGAATATAAACTTTATGGCGATGAATATAAATCATATTATGAATTACAACAAAGTCCATTAGAAGATAATTCAACTGAACATCCTATTCAAGTAAGATATGAAAGACCTCCTGTTTCTTCATTTCCAAGCGAATATTATCCAGGTGTTATTAATCCTATTAAAAAGAGAATCATTAAAAAAAATTTAGTAATTGACACTAGATTTAGAGATAATTATTATACAAGTTCTTCAACTAATTTTAATTTTGTATTGCCAGCAAATTTTAACGATATACTTGAGCTTAAATTAACTTCAGTAAACATACCAGTAAGCTATTATGCTATATCAAAGCAATATGGTAATAATTTTTTCACAATAACTGTAACACCTACAGGTGGAATAGCAAGTTCAACTGTTATATCTATTCCTGATGGTAATTATGACCAATTTAGTGTTATTTCAGCAATAAATACAGAATTACAAGCCTCTTTCATTCCATTTAATCTAATAACGTTTAACGTTGATTTAGCAGTTGGAACAGCAACAAAAACATTAGTTGGTAGTGGGAAAACAATTGTCGGACAAATAAATATAAATACAGTAGATTTTGTTGAGTTAAATTTTCAAGCCGATAGATTTGGTGTTGAGGATAATAGCACACCACTTCCATTAAAATTCGGTTGGATGTTAGGATTTAGAAATGGTATTTATGTAAATAACTTAAATTATGTATCAGAAGGAATTGTTGATGTTAGCGGAGCAAAATATATATATTTAGTTCTAGATGATTACAATAATAGTGTATCAAAAAATTTTTATTCAGCATTAAACTCTTCAGTTTTAAATAATAACATATTAGCTAAATTTCCAATAGGTAATTCAAGTCCATTTGATTTATTTTATGAAAATTCAGTAGCAAGCACATCAGCTCCAGCCAGAGAATATTTTGGTCCTGTTAATCTTCATAATTTTACTATTCAATTAATGGATGAATATGGTCGAATAATTGATTTAAATAATATGGATTATAATATCACACTTTTACTTACAAGTGTTTATGATCTGTAATTTTACAATTCACTTGTAAGTCTATATTTTAACCATGATGAAGGTTTAATTTTAGTTCCTCCATCATATTTAACCGCATATCTTTCTTTAATTAAAAGTTCATTTAAATTAATATCGTCAATATATACATCTGCTAATATTCTGCCATATTTCTCACTTTGAATATTTTCTAATTTTATAAATTTGTTAAAAACCAATTTATGAACAAATTCACGACATTGTTTTGCAGCTTCTTTTTCTTCATCTGAAATACCTTTTCCCTTCATTTCTGGAGTATCTATCCCATTTAATCTTACAGATAATCTATACATAGGTGATTCATTGTATGGCAATTTTGAAGCTATTGTTATTGTATCGCCATCATAAACCTTAATAACTCTTCCTCCAGTTATTGGAAATGTAAACTCAACAGTATCTTCCCATTTAATATCAGAACCGTTTTCCATATAATTTCTATCTATTTTATTAATTAAATTTGTTTTTAATAGTTTATCTTTATCTTCTCCAAATATAAATTTTATCGGATTTTTAATTTTTGGAAATATAAATTTCATCTTTACAATAAATTAAACTACCAATGATATTATTAAATCAATTTTAAATTTAAAAAATATCTTTATAAAATATATGTCTAGACCATTTAAAAGTTATTCAGGAAAATCTGCTTTTGGTCAAGTAAATGAACCATTGGAAGGAGGAGAATATATATTAAATAAAAAAGCTAAGTATACTTACTGCTCACCAAATGTTTGTCATCCTAATAAAAATATTGGTTCTCAAAGTAATTTGTTAATGCTTAAGAAAGCAAACACATTAAAATTTAATCCATTTTTAAGTAATTTTGATAAGGCAAATTTATACATTAATTTATATACAAAATTGGATTTAGAAGGGGTTTGTACAATTTCAGATTTGTCTGGAAATTGTCCAGTTGCTATAACTACAACGGTTCCTTATATTAATCCTACTGTACCTAATTTTTCTAATTATGTTATTGATCCTAGTGGTAATTTATTTGGAAACACAACTTGTGGAATAAATAATTTTACTAACTATATGGTTTACAATAAAATTTATAATGCAACTGGTTTTTATACAATCACAAGAGATTCAATATACAATATAATTATAATATTCACTGGAAATGGAACAATTTATTTTTCGTGTCCAAATATAAGTGTTAATTACACTATTGTTGGAGGAGGTGGTGGTGGAGGTGGAGGTGGTGGTGCTGCTCCAAATCCAACAGTTGGTGGAGCAGGTGGAGGTGGAGGTGGACAAGTCAAGAATGGTAATTTTATAAGTGCTATAAAAACTTATCCTATAACTGTCGGAAATGGGGGAAACGGAGGAAATAATTCAAACGCCACACAAATACCAACTGATGGTTTATCAGGAGATATTTCATCATTAAATACAATAGATTCTGCATCTGGTGGTTTAGGTGGTCAACATTCTGATACTTCTACTCCATCAAACGGAGATGGAGGAAATTCAGGAGATGGAGGTCTTGGAGGGATAGGAGAAGCGAATTCAGCAGGTTTTGCACCTGGTAATGCTGGTATAAACGGTGGAGGAGGTGGAGGAAGTGGTATAGAACTTTCAAATGGAGGAAGTGGTGCAACTAGCACAACAGTTGTCTATAATTATGGTAACTCTTTTGGAGCTGGTGGTGGTGGTGGTTCCTCAGTTTTTTCAGGAGGTCAAGCGGGAAATAATTATGCTGGAGATGGTGGACATAATGCTGGTATTCCAAATCCATATGGAAAAAATGCAACACCAAATTATGGTGGAGGTGGAGGTGGTGGTGCTGGTGGTGATGGTGTAACATTCTATTCAAGTGGAAGTGGAGGAAATGGTGGTTCTGGTATAGTAATTTTATATTTTAATATTTAATTTTTATAAATAAATGACTTGACTAAATAAGACATAATTACTCTTGTTTTCTTTATAACCTAAATTAGAAAGAATATAAAATATGTAAGAATAGCTGTAATAATAGTTGTTGAACTTACCTTAACAAGCAAATTGTCTTTTTTATCATTTATATCTATATCTTCATAAAGCTCAAATTCTCCTCCATATATATTTTCTTCATATATTGTATCACAAATATTAATTTTATTTTCATATTTTTTAAATTTATTATAGTTTTCAAATTTTTTTGCTTTGTATTTTCTTCTCATTATTTCATCATTATCTTGATTAACATGGTTTAAACTTTCTATGTCAATGTAAAATCCCCAGTTATCGCATAAATTTTCAGGTTCATACATTGTTTTGATAAGTTATATTATATTATATTTATAATAATTAATTTTAAATATAATTCAATTTTATTTTATTTACTTATTAATTAACGCTTGGCTCCCATTTTTATAAGTATATTTTTTGCTTTTTTTGATATATTTTTTTTATGATATTGTCGTGCTCTAATGTAAGCAGAATAAACTCCTTTTATGCTTACTTTACAAGTATTTTTTTTGCAAATAGGATACTTTTTGTCTGGACCTAAAAAGCATTTTCTTCCACATCGTTTCAACATAACGGTTTTTTGATGATATCCTGGTTTTTCATTTTTCCAGCCTCTTGTGGCCGAACCGCGACCATTTCTACGTGTTTTAGACATTATACAATAAGTTATTAGAAAAATTTTAAATTAAAGAATATTATTATGGATACAAATAAAAAATATAAATTACAAGCAGTAATGAATAAAAATAAAAATATGAGTGCATATCCAAGGGGTAGACAATCTTCAATGGCTGAAAATCTAATATCGATACAGAGTAACATTGGAGAGACTCAATATTCTGTTCTTCCGCCAGATTACGATGTTGTTTCACATGAAGATGAAGAAGAGACAACTAGTAGTGTTTCAGATATTTCAGGAAATTTAATTGATTTATCAGGAAATATTATTAAAATTAAAGACAATAAAATAACATATAAGAAATATACCTATAAAGAAGTTGAACTAGAAATATTAAATGATTATTTTAGTGAAAAAGAATATCATTCTAGTGCTCTTGATATTTTGGCAACATATTTAAGGGGTCAAAAACTTATTTATATGGAATCTAAAAATCATTGTGAAAAAAGGTTAAATTATTTAATGATGCCTGCAATATTATTATCAACCGCAGCAACAGTTTTATCTTCACTTATAAAAGAGTATACTTGGGGAGCATATTTTCTTGCAGGTATAAACGGAATTATTGCATTTCTGTTAACAGTTGTGAATTATTTAAAGCTAGACGCAACATCAGAAGCCCATAAAATATCATCACATCAATACGATAAACTACAAACATCTATTGAATTTCTCTCAGGAACAACATTATTATTTGAAAAAGACAGTAAAACCATTCAAGAAAAATTAGTCGAAACCGAAAAAAAAATTAATGAAATAAAAGAAACAAACCAATTTATAATTCCAAAAGCAATAAGAACAAGTTATCCAATTATTTATAATACAAATGTATTTTTAATTATAAAAAAAATAGAAGATATAAGAAAACGTAAAATAAATTCATTGAAAGAAGTTAAAAATCAAAAAAATTATTTAATTGCTGTTTTGAAATCAAAGAAAAACAAAGAAAAAAAATCTGTAAAAAACTTGGAAAATGAAATTAGTAGATTAATTAGTGAAAAGAATAGACATATTAATAACTTACTAGACCTTAAATCTGCTTTTTCTATTATAGATGATATGTTCATAAAAGAAATGGAAAATGCCGAAAAAACTAAAAGAATGATAATTAGAAGATGGTTATTTTTTGGATTTGGTGTAAAAGAAAAAATTATAGACCCAAGAAAAATCAACCAATTTATAGAAGATGTTATGGACCCTTATGGTAGACAAGATAAATATAGAGAAGAAATGAAACAAAAAGAAGACAATGAAGAAAAAAAGAGAGAAGAAATAGATAAAAAAAAAGAAGCTGATAAATACAAATTATTAAAATTATTTAAAAATAATAAAGAACTGGTAGACAGTTTATATGATAAAATTGAAAAAGGTGATATTTATTCAGATCTAAAATTATTATTAAAAGAACAAACAGAAAAAGAACAAACAGAAAAAGAACAAACTGAAAAACATGAAAATAATAATATTATCAATTTAAAAAAAATGGGAAATATAGTTACATTAGTTGGTGAAGCTGATAATGTCAAATTAAACATTGACGACTATGTAAATGATGATAAACATAGTAGAAGGTCTGATTCATCTAATTCACTTATGGATTTTGATGTAATATGCAATAAAGAAAATGATAGTGATTAGTTTTAATAAGTATTTTATTTTATACATATTAAAAAATTCCGACTTGCCTGAATCGAACAGGCGACAATTCGATAACTTTTAAAACTACTACAGTCGAATGCTCTACCAACTGAGCTAAAGTCGGATTATGCGGTTAGGTTTTGCCATATTGAATGCGAATTCAACGGTTAAATAAGAAAATTCTTGTTAAATTTGCTGTAACCTAACACTCCAATATAATATTAATAATTGTCTTTAAGTAGTTTTTTATAATTTAATATTTAAACTTAAAACAACTTAAAGAAAATATACACACTTTTTATTTAACGACAAAATAAAACTATTTACTTATCTCAAAGATGTCTGAATTTATACAATCACAACAAATCAAAGAAGAAGACAGAGAATACGTACAAGAAACAAGAGAATCAATTGAAACAAATGAAATTAGAAATCCGAATTATAATTATACTAGTGATAATTCATATGAATATATTATTTATAATAACGATGATAATATTATAGACTATATAAATATTCATCCCACAATTAGATTTGAAGAACCTAAACAAAATATTGATATTATTTATAAAACTTTACTAATTTCAGATGAAGAATCAATTTGTTGTATCTGTATCGAAACAAGAGAGAAAAATGAAATATGTTCTTTAAATTGTCATCACACTTTTTGCGGATATTGTGTAGAAAATTGTCTTAAAATGCAAGACATCTATGTATGCTCCCTTTGTCGTGAAGTAGTAATTTTAATTATTTGTCAAAAATTAGAAATTATAGAAAAACTTAAAAAATATTTCTAAATTTACATATATTTATCTAAAGCTCATCATTCTTAAATTATTTTTACTAGCTTGTATATTTCTTGAATTTGATGGATTTATTTGATTTGATGGAGTTGTTGTAAACATTAACTTTGTAGATTTTATTTCTGATATTCTTTTTTTTTGTTCTAATGCCTTAATTTTATCTTCTAATAACATTTTCTTATATTCCTCCATTGTTTTTGGAACTCTTATTTGTGGAGATACTGGATTTGCATCTTTATAGTCTTGGAAATATTTATTATAAATATAACTATTTTTTACAGAAGGATCTAATTTTTCTACAGTTTTATTAACTTGTAATTGTTGTTGTGGATATTGTTGTTGTGGATATTGTTGTTGTGGATATTGTTGTGGATGTTCTTCATTTGGGTTGTTATGAGACATAAATTGTAAAATACCTGATTTATTTACAACTAAATTCATATTTGATAAAATGTCATCAAATGAAACTTTTTTTTTTGGTTGTATTTGTTTTTGTGTGTTTTGTTCCCAATATTTTTCGGGATTATTATTTTTACTATCATAACTGTTATAATCAACATTTTCATAAGGAATTTTTGTGTTTATATTGTTTATTTCTGAAAAATTAAGTTCCATATTTATATATTCTATATTTTTTAACTATTTATTTTACATATTAAATAAAAATAATATGTTTTTAATATAAATATGCTTAATACTTATATTAAAAATAGAGGAATAACTCAAACACTTGTTCACAATAATAATAAAAATCATTTTAATGAAATCAATTGGGATGCTGATTATGATGGAAATATAGCATCTATATCTATTATTTCAAATACTGACGGTAACAAGCATAATTTTGATGTTAAGCTTGATAACAATGATTTAGCTAGTATACTTAATGTACCTAGTGTAGGTATGCCTATAGATAAAAGACTTTTATCAGACTTTCATGAACCTATATTTAGAAACCAAGATAGAATAATGCAAGTAGAATTTCCTAATACCAAAACTCCTAAACTTTTACCAATACAACCATCATACGTTACTCAAGAATCAGAAACAAAGCCACAAATTACTTCAATTGAAGATATTATAGGTTCTTCAAATCATAATAATTATCTTTCAAGTCCTTTGCCAAATGAAGAATTAATTATTCCTATTACAATTGACAAAAAAACAAGTGATAAATATAGTTTTACACCCAGAAAACGCAACAAACATAAAAAAACACATAAAACATATAAAGTATATAAAAAACATAAATCTTCATCTAAGTCTAAGTCTAAGTCTAAATCATATAAATCTAAATCCACAAATTTTTCATTGTTTTAAATCAGAATAAACATTTTATTAATACTTCTATATTATATACCATTTATAAGCTAAATATTTTTGTTATTTTATAAAATAATTTATACATTTAAAATATCACTACATAAAAATATACTACAATAATGTGTTTTATATTTTTAAATTAAACCTTATTATATATAAATGTCATTTAGAAGATTTGGTGGTTTACAATATGGTGCTAAACATAATATAGTAGCAAGTAATTATAGTACAATAAATAAATTAATTGTTACAGGAACTGTTACAGAAGATAATACTTTAAAATGTGATATTAATGGAAATGAAAATATAGAAGGAAATTTATCTGTTACTGGAAATCAAGGTATAACAGGAAATTTATCTGTTACTGGAAATGAAAATATAGCAGGAAATTTATCTGTTACTGGAAATCAAGGTATAACAGGAGATTTAACTGCTACTGGAAATATCACATCACATAATATGTATTTAACTGATACATCGAACGTGTATAGCAGTCAACAATCAGTTGTTAGTAAAGCTTATGTTGATTCTATTATTAGTTCTACACTACATAATGGTGCTGGTATTACTGGTTCTAATGGTTCTAATGGTTCTTTTAATAATTTATTGGTTAATGGTTCTTCAGTTTTTAATGGGGATGTTATACATAATGGAACAATGACATATAATAAAGATATAATTCATACCACAAATGTTACACATACACAAAAAATAATTGCTAATGCTGGTATTACCGGTGCTACTGGTTCTTTTAATAATGTAAATATTTCTGGAAATTTAAATATGGGAGGTTCTTTAAATTTTGTAAATGGGTCTCATAGTGGAATATTATCAGCTTCTGGTGGTATTACTGGAAGTACTGGTTCTTTTAATAATTTATCTGTTTCTGGAACTGTTACAAATAATGGAACTGTTACAAATAATGGAACTGTTACAAATAATGGATTAATAATTGCTTCTGGTGGAATTACTAGTTCAACAGGTTCTTTTAGTAATATTTATTCTTCTGGAAATTTAAACATTGGAGGTTCTTTAAATTTTGTAAATGGGTCTCACAGTGGAATATTATCAGCTTCTGGTGGAATTACTGGTACAACAGGTTCTTTTAAATATTTTAATGTTGATGCTTCTGCTGTGTTTCATGGACCTGTTACTTATTATGGACCTGTAATTGAAACTCAAGACACTATTCATAACACAATTCAT